AACGCCCCGTTCGTGCGCCAATTAGTATGGCGTGATTTCTACGCGAATATTTTGTTTGCGTTCCCGCATGTGCTTGGGCACGCAATGAAACCGAATTACCAGCGCATCAAATGGCACCATAATTCAGCGTGGTTTAAGGCGTGGTGTAATGGCCAAACAGGTTATCCCATCGTGGATGCGGGAATGCGGCAACTCAATCGAACGGGATATATGCATAATCGTGTAAGGCTGATTGTCGCGAGTTTTTTGACAAAAACACTGTTGATTTCGTGGGAACACGGTGAGAAGTACTTTGCTAAGAATCTCACTGATTATGACCCAGCATCGAATAATGGAAATTGGCAGTGGATTGCGTCTACGGGTGTAGATAGTCAGCCGTATTTCCGGATATTTAATCCAATGGAACAGGGGAAACGTGTTGACCCGGACTGTGAATATATTAAAACGTGGGTGCCGGAACTATCGGGACTGAGTGCGCGGGAAATTCACGGATGGGAGGGCCAAATAAAAAATATCGATTATCCCGCCCCCATTTGCGATTACCGGGCGCAGAAAGAGGCTGCGCTCAAAATGTATAGTAATGTGTTTTTATAAGGGTTGTCGGGGTCAAGAAAAAATATACTACTACTACTACTACTATTTTTTCTTGTTTTTTTTTATTTTTTGGGTGTATTATTATGCAAGTTATTAAGGAATCAATATATATTTACAATACGGAGTCTTCTTCGCTGGTATCCTCACCATCATTGGATGGTTCTTCTTCTCCTCCTACTCTTTCTGCTCCGTTCCATGGACTGATAAACAGGACTGGTTCCGGGTCATTGGAACTGTCCAGATAACCAGCTTCCTCTGGTAAGTACAAATACATAATAAGCGTATTTTTCGTTTTATTATTGTCCCGGACGTTTGTCGTGGTGGAGTATGCATCTGAACCGTTCATTTTGTCCACGGTATATTTCGCGCGTTTCTGACGGCTATTTACTGTCCAGCATTCTTTTTTATAGGACTTGTATATTTCATACGCAGCTGCATTATACTTACGCAGAAGTTGTGCCTTCTGGTCCTTCTTCTCTTTATAGTTATCAGCCTCTTCTCTCGTTATCTTAAACTTAATGATAGGCATTGAACCCTTTTCGCGATGGACAGGCAAATCTACCGCATTCAAACCCTGTACATTTTTCACAGAAAGCATGGTTGCCTTCTTTTCCGCGCGTACTCGACCATTTTTCTTACTGAATCCGGCGGTTGTATACGAGTTCACACCGAACGGGTCTTCGTAGGTTTTCTCATACTCTTGTATTGCTCGAATGGAAGTTCTGTGTGGCCCCGTTTTATGTCCTCCTTCAATATCGCTTCGCCAATATCCAGTCATACGTCCAGGCAATCCTTGGATTTGCACATTGTTGTCCACTGCTTTTACCCATAGTTCATGAGTAGCACCAATGCGAAGCTTCCACCGGTTCGGAATAAGATTTGCTCTGCGAAAGAACCCCTTTATTCCAAGCACAATATGGTTTTTAAGGGGCTCTTTGAAGAATTCATTAATTTCCTCCGGCAAAAGTCGGTCGGTTGAAGTATGGTTGCGGAATATAACGCCTTTAATAATACACGCGTCCTGAACCACTTGTACTGTTTTAGGGTTTACACGAACCAAGTGTACACGGAAGTCATTACCGTAGTTATCAATAATATCTTCTTGAACCCATCGTTTAGCATCTTCTAGCTCCTCCAAAGGGTAGAACTCTTGTATAATACCTTTCTCCAAGAATTCCTTATGACCAATATATGCATACGGAATTGTCATCTTATAAGACTCGTGCAGTTCTCCCCAGCGGTAAAGGTCATATAACTCTTTAATCATGGTAGCACTGATGAATACGAACCTATTATTTTTCTGCTCCATATCGTGTACATTTAATATTCCTGCTTCTTTCAATGTATTATGCAGAACTTGGCATTCTTTATCTCCCGAGTCAATCTCATCGATTATAATAAGCCCATTGCTGATTCCAGCAAGGTCAGACCTTGATAACTTGCCGTGATGGAATATTTTGTCCTTGAAAGAACTGGGGGCTTTTTCAATCATATCTTTTTCCCAACTGGCATTACTCATGCCAGTAATTATCCTTACATTCGCTGGATTGACCACAAAGTTGTCATCTGAATGAGTTGTCAACAATTTCGCGATTTCAATCATCAATCCATCTGCACCAACTTTGGTCTTTTTTTGAATACTAACAACACGACGGTTGTTTTCGTAAAACTCTTTGTTTACAATATGATTTGCGTCTTCCATTTGGTTATCAAATATATATTCAGCAGTGGCTCTATCATCTCCCTCCATAAATCTGAGGAAGTTTTCCGCTTTTGCAGCTTCATATGACGCCAGTACTTGTGCGCGTCTTGCGTTAATCAATCTTGTTTGGCTCAACATTTATTTTCTCGTGTTCAGTTAAATTGTTTTAAATATAATTTTTGTTTAGAATGGTTGTGAATTAAAAAATTCATTTTTATCATGTCCCCTCCTCAATCTACTATACTATTATCGTCCTGGGAAACCATACTACAAGTGTTATCGTCGGGTATAACAATATTAATATCTGGCTGAACTCTGCTGCTGCGTGAACGTATATGATTCGTAATTCTGTCCTTGAAAAATATCCCAATAAAAGACATGAAGAGAACTCCTGCAAATATAATATCAACCATACTTACTTGGGATAGCTACGTGTATTATACATATATTTGACTATATTTTTATATCTTTGGATTATAGATGGTCCGGATTCCTGCTATTTTTTCGGTAATTCTACTATGTGCACTATGCGCGGTTTTTATTGTGGTGTTTGCCATATAAAAAATATATACAAGTATAGATAGATAGCGCACTTACCTTATTTCCACTGCCGTATTATTTGAACATTTTGCCCACCATCACGAACGGAATCCATATACACAAATCATTCCTGTATACCAGTCTTTCCTCCTCGTCCGTCGTTATCGCGTTGACATATTTTTCCAGCTCCTTCTCCAAAATAGTCTCGGTGGTTTTATCGTCCAAGTCTTCATCCAGCTCGGCCATTATTCCATACAGATGTTTGGAAAACGCATACTCCACTTTATTCATATGTTCAAATGCATCATTCAGCAGATTTCGACTGGAACAATGCACTTCGCCCGTGTCCGTCATTACCTCATCCTCATAATTAAACCACTCCGACAATTTGTCCTGATACTCCTCCAGTTTCTCCTCTTCCACATAATACGTTGTTTGGATACAATCGATAAACTTGAATTCATTGGCGTAGACAATCCAAAAGAGACCATTCAAGATTTGTTTGGCAGTCACCAACATATTCGCATTATGCATATGCTCCGTCGCCTCCTTGTCGCTCAAATAGGGAAGTATATTCGCCGCCTTGATTTTGTCGTGGTAAATAGTGCGAATATGGTCAGCAACCAGGTCATAGAAATCCGCGAAATTCGGACGCTCGCACTCCGGAATCAACTGTCTGACGTTAAAATCCGGCGCTAAAACGGCGTGGAATTGTTGCATGACCAGTTCGTTCAGGAAGTGCATCTTGGAGACAACCAAATAGAATTCCAGGAGGTTGTTTAGACCCAGATGTTCATTTCCGAACTTGGTAATTTGCACAAACGCCTGTTTAACATCGTCTGGTTTTTCGCGCATAAACTGTATAAATCCCTCATAATTAGTTTTAATATACTGAACCACGGGGTCAACCACCAGTTTCATATACTCCGTGTTTTGTATAAGGGGGTCGGCAAAATAATATTTGTCAAATTTGTCGAGGTAATATTTTTGTTCGTCTGTCAAATGTTTGTGAAAATTGAAAGATACCATTAATTTATCTGGCAGAAACGCGTGCACGTCAAAGCTGCCGTCGAGTCTGGATAACAGAATACTCCGCAGTTGGTCTTTGCATGCATCGGTTGCAATGATGGTGTCGAAATGAGCGAGTTGTTGTTCACGAATATTGGATAGCATTTTGTCAAGAGTATATTTATTTATGTAATATGGTCTAATACATAAATATAATTATAAAATTCACTTTTATGAATGGGTTGGTTCGTATTTTTAGTTATAGTTGTAATGTTTGTATTATATATAGTATTTTTATTATGAATATAGTTAGTAAATGTTCTTCTGTAATATCTTTATCAAGTTCGTCATCAAGGCCAATCGACCCACGTATATATAGTTCTATATATACAACTGGAAATGTAAGTGTAAGTTCTGATGGTATATACGCGGTTGTATCTTTTCTAACAGCGGGAGACCATACACTTGCCTTAAATTTATCAACCAATAGCACTCCATTTGGGTATGTGGCAGTGGGTGGGGGTGGAAGTGGCGGTCATATTTTTAACACCACCAACGGAGGAGGAAGTGGTGGAGGCGTAAATTATATCACTTATGGAAATTCAGTGATAAACGGTGCGAATAATTTTTCGAATGGTGTTCAATATGATTTTGGTGTTGGTATTGCTGGCATAGGCGGTTCCTCTGGTTATACAAATAATAATGGTCAAAGAGGTGGAAGTACAATTCTTCGTTATAACGGTGGGACGATTGTTGCAGGCGGAGGTTTAGGCGGAAGAACAATCACCACAGCAGATGTATCAGGTGGTACTGTTGCTGGTGCAGTTGCAGGTAGTATATCAAGTACAGGTACAAATTATGGAGGTAGGGTTGCAAACCCGGCTACTGGCCCAGCTACTGCAGGAGGTGCTGGACTTACCGTTTCTACGGAAGTAATAAATGATACATTTGCAGGAGGTGGTGGAAGCTGTGGAGGAACCGGTGTTTCAGGAGGAGAAGGAGGAGCAGGGGGTGGAGGAAAAGGTTATGGTAATAATGGTGCAACTCCAAATGTCGCACCTACAAAATATGGCGCAGGAGGAGGTGGTGGTTATGGTACAGTTTATATAACCACAGATGGTTTTCGTGGTGTTATTTATGTATGGTTTCCAGTGGAAAACTTACAAACTATACCATCTATTGCTCCATCTATTTCATCATTCACATATGGAACAATTGGTACAACCTTTATAGACTTAAGTCTAAATTCGGATTATGCCACTAGGTTTGATATATCGGCAGTACCAACAAGCAGCAATACTTATAATGAAATGAGTATTTACAAGACCGACGCAATTGCGTATGGTATGAATACAACAACGTCTTATAGATTAAATGGTTTAACACCTACTACGATATATGATATTACTGTTCTAGCAAGAAATAAAACGGGTGTTTCTGCTACTACAACACTTACGGGTCTAACTACCGCATCTGCAGCATACAGTGTCGGTTTTACACCTACTATTACATTTGAACGAGAAACTAAGATTTATGCTGCTAGTCATACTAACCAGACTACACCCTACGTTGCGATATGTTCTCCTAAATCACGTCCATCCATTATATATATTGCTACTGGTGCTGGTTCATGGGGAGGTAATTCACGTCCTACCTTCCAGAAAAGTATGGATTATGGACAAACATTTCAGGTAAAAGGTTTTGGTGGTACTAACGATAACAGTGCTACTAGATATGGTAATATTTGTTGTTCAGACGATGGTAAATATGTTTATGTATACTGGAGTCGGTCTGGACTTTTTTATTCATCTGATTATGGAAATACATGGAATCGGTTTAACAACACCACAATGAATTCTACCGTTAATATACATTACGTTAGTTGTGATGCAGAAGGAAGATTTTTACAATTACCTGCTACTGCTAACAATGGAAACAATAACGGAACTATGTTCTGGTCAAATAGTTTTGCCGCCACCATTGATGGTTATTTAACGGGAACGCCAAGAAACGTTTTTGTACCTACAGCAACAATATCATCAAAAGGTTCAGCGATGGACAAACACACAGCTACATTATTTATTAATGGAAATGACCTTTCTGCTAATACAGTTATATACTATAAAGAACCTACTGGAAATAAATTCCCAAATAATCGCTCATGGACCGATATATCGAATGGTCATGTGAAATCATTTAACGCAGTTGGTAAATATTATAATGGTCTAACTGTCATGGAACGTGATGTTTTTTTCAGTATCACCGCGCAAAATATAGCATATGCAGGTACTAGCGGAATTACGGGTCCGATTAGTCAAACTGGTACTGGCCTAATAAGTTTTACTGGATTCCCATGTGTAGTATCTAAAGCAAATTTCTTACTCTACCATAGAGCTACTCCCCCTACCAACGACCTCTCCAAATGCTTTTATTCAATGAATAATGGAAGCACGTGGAATAGGATAACAAGTAATGTAATTCGTGCAGATGGCCAAGAATATATTGGTGCTACTACTGTATTAGATGGCAATAAAATTTATTTATATTCACTAATTGCTTCGTCGGTAGACACAGAGTATATATTTAGAGCAGTATCATTTACCGTTGGATAATTACCTTATACATTCCATAAATCAACTTATTTCAAATATAATAATAATAAATTGATTTCATCCTATATGGCATCCGATACTACTGCCACCTCGGTATCAACCGGCAAAGACACCACATCTTCCATAGTTCGCACCACCTTCGCCTTCGTTGTCCACAGTGTCCACAAATATTCCCCCCACATACGTCCATTTGCGACAATATTGGGCACTGTATAAAATCGACATCCAAGCAACGATGCCTCCACTTTATCAATCGTCATATACTGTATACTAAACCACCAATATGCCGGGACATACAACACCGACCCAGCAGCCACAATAAATTCCTGGAATCGGGTTTCCTTTGCCGTCCATGGATTATCCCCCGACACATAGCCAAAAAAATCATTATCTACCCGCGGCGGTTCCTGCATATATTTCATATATGAATACGGCGCCATTTTGACCCGGATTTTCCCCTGCACTACCACATAAAATTGTCGGGATGCGGTATGACAACGCAGCGGTGTGTGCGCATTATTCGACCCCAGCACCCAGTCGTAATGACCGAGAAAGGTGAGCGGCGGTTTCAGCAGTGGGTCCACCGAAGCGCGTATTTGGCTGTGTGCACCCGTGTCAAATAAAAACCCCTCATTGTCCTCCGAATAATACTGTTCGCGGGTATCCGTCTGCATCAAAATACGCGCGCTTTGTTGTGGCAATACAATTGCGGCGTCCACTGGACTAAATACTTGTGTGGTATCTTTAATCACCAAATCGTGCTTTTCCCAGCGGGCGAGTCCGGGCATAATCGTCTGAAATAATTCGGGACAGAATGACCCCAGTTCAAACACGGTGGGTTGTTTGACGGCACATATTTCCTGCAACTGTGTATTTGTCTTATAATCCATTTCGTAGACTTCTAAATCCTCACTGCGTTTATATTCCGCAGCAACGTTCGAATATAGTATTACTAATACAACGAATAGAATAAAATACCATAAACCTCTATGTACCATGGCCTAATAATACACTAGGCACATTTATTTTATTTGGTGAATACAACGCCTCCACACACATATATTACCAAATAAAAACAAAACGCCGCTACATACTACCGAAATCAAACGAATGTCTACCGCCGACGAAGATACATTCAACCAAAAGTTCACTGCCATTCTGCAAAATCCACAGTCTATTAC